TTTTGTCCCAGGGGTAGCCATTACCATAATCAGCACTATCGTAATTTGGTCTTTTGTCTGGTGGTTCAAACGCCCTAAAACCTATGACCCGCCCAAAGACCCCAAAAACTAAAGTTGTTTGGAGGAAGTTAGGAAAAGAGAAAGCATGGGGACAGGCTACTTGCGATCCCTCACGGCCCACCATTGAAATAGACCCACGCCTGTCGCCAAAGCGTGAGTTAGAGGTTCTGTGCCACGAGCAACTGCACCTTTCCCTGCCCGACCTTTCCGAGTCTCAAATCGACCGCCTAGGCAAAGAGATGTCCCGCACCCTCTGGTCGCAGAACTTTCGCAGAGTCCTCCTAGGAAAACACAAGACCCCCGTTAAAATAAGCAGATGACCGCCGAAACTTTTTGCACGACCATCGTACCAGGCGTTGCGTCCTTGGCTTATTTATCTGCGGGTATCGCCAACTTATTCACAAAGAATTACCCGCTGGCAATTATGTGGCTGTGCTATTCGACCGCTAACATCTGCCTCCTACTTTCGGTCGCCCGCAAATGAGTCCCCCCGCCCCGATTGACCCAGAAAGCATCCCCAAGGAAATCAAGGACGGGGCGGTAGCATCCATCCTCGGGTCGCTGGCTATGACCGCCCGACTGCTCCTACACACGGGGCCAGAACCTGTCACCATCTTCTGGGTGATCCGCCGTGTGTCCGTAGCCGCCATCGTAGCCGCCTTTGTGGGCTGGGGCATCCAAGAACATATTGCCTCCGCTTCTCTGCGTATGGCCGTCATCGGTGCCTGCGGGTACGCCGCCCCAGAGGTGGCAGACTATGTTCTCAAATATATCAAAGCCCGTGGCGAGGCCGAGGTGTCCAAGGTGACCAAGCAAAATCCCAATGGCAAAAAGCGTCCAGCCAAGCGAAAGTGAAAAGAGCCTGTTCTTGGCGGTTGTTATTCTGACCGTCATCGCAGGCATTACCGCTTTTGCCGCCGCCTGGATTTGCGACTATGTGCTGTCCGTTTTCGGCAATAGCCAAGCGATGGCGTTGATCATCGTGGACGGGGGCAAGCAGATGAAGTCGGACGATGCCACTCTAGAGAAGCAACTTACCACCGCCACCCTTGCCCTTCAAACAGTCCGTGACCTAGGCTGGGCTTTGGCAGTCGGGTGCGTAGGCGTAGCCATAGCGGTGGCTTTACGGTTCCGCAGGCGTTAAGCCTTCGTGCCCTCGTAGAATAGGGCGGCACCAATCTTCTTTGGCTTAATGATGCCGTTCGTAACCATCGCCTTAATGACCGCTTCAGCCTGGTCTTGTTGAAGGCTAAACTCCCTCGTCAGTTCGTCCAGCAACGCCTTTCGGCTCAAGGTAGGCTTGGTTGAAAAGTGAGCGTACTGCTGGCCTACTTTCAGCAACTCAAAAGCCTCCATAGTGGGAGCGACTTCCCATAGCACCTTATGGTCGGCGTGCTTTAACTTGATAGACAAGGTAGGCTTGCCATCCACAGTCCGCATCCCAGCCAACTTGCCACGCTTCGTAAGGTTAAAGGAGAAGATAGGCTTTTCCTTGGACTCACGGCGGACGCTGATGATCGCTCTAGCCCAGTTCACTAATTCAGAACTTCCTAGGCCGCTATATGCCATGTCCGAGATTGTCTGCTCATCCGTGGTTTCCTTGGGCTTGGGCTTACCTTCATGGTGAATGAATACCATGATGCACCCCGTCTCTTGCAACACGGGCTGGATAAGGTTGCGGAGGAAGTGCGAGCAAACCTCTTGCTTGGACAAATCACCCCCCACATAGGACAGCAAGGGGTCTGCCACCAGGACATCCAGTTTCAGCCGCACGATAATCTTACGGCACAAATCTACGAAGTCTTTACCCGTCTTGCTGGCTTCGGTGAAGAAGCGGAGGTTTTCACGGCATAAATCCCGTTCACTACTGGTAAGGCACATCCCAGATGACACTCCTTGGAAAGCCTCCGCAAGATCGCCCATATCGCACTCTGCTTGGACAACGCCAATGCGGAGGGGTCGAATGACAGGAATCCCGAACAGTTCCCGTCCCACCGCCCATGAAGTCGCCATTTGCATGACAAACGATGATTTTCCAATACCAGACTGGCCTGTAACAAGAAGGCTTCCACCTCGACAAAGGTACCGACCATGACCAATGACATGGTTCGGGTCGTTCTTGGTATCGTAGGTTTCGAGCGTGTCGGTTCGGATTTCGTCTGGAAAGTCTTGCCCTTCCCGCCAAGCGGTGAAGGAGTCCCAGTCCTCGGCCCCGACATTGAAGGCGAGGATGCGTTGTTCTTTGTCGCCACGCTTGACCCCACCGAGGCGGCTCCAGCGAGACGGGTTTTTGTTTTGCGGGTCGGGTTCATGGTCGGAAAGGTATTCATAGACTGCGGTGCGGCGTTCTTCCCATTGGGCTTTGTCGGCGGCGTCCACCTTGACCCAGGCGTGAATGGATTTGCCGCCCGAGTCCACCAAAAGGCTGATGGGAAGGTTGGACTGCTGGAAGATCGCAAACTGCTCCTCCTTGGACTTCTTGTCGAACTCGACCAGAACATGGCGGTAACAGGCCACGGCGTTGTCCGTACCCGTGTAGTCGTCCTTGGTAAAGGGGTTGATGCGAATCCATGCCCCCTGCTCGGACTCGGCAAAGTGCTTGCCCTGCTTGGCATCTGGGCCGAAAAACTTGGACAGCCACTCGGCTCGGGTAATGAAGATGCCCTTGGAGGCTGGGAACCATTTGCCGTCCTCCGTCTGCCCAGCCTCGTTGGTGATGCAGACCACATCCTCGTCCTTAAAGCAGTTAAGCAAGACATCCGCCGTGTTGTAAGGCGTCTGGGCATCTACCATGCCTGCAATCACCGTAGGGTCGAACACGAAGCGACCATTGGCACCCACCTTGCGTTCCTTGCCTGCGTTCAGCCAGCCCTTGGGCTTCTCATGAGGCTTGACGAAGGCATCGTTCAACTTGTGGCGGAGTTCCTTCTCGCCCCAGGGCGGGGAACAATGGGAGGTGTTCCACTCGTTAAGCAGGAACCAGGCGTCATCGTAGCCAAGGTCAAAGCCATTGGCTAGTATGCTGGCCGCACGATAAGTGGCTGGGTGCCCGCCTTGGCCTGCCGTGGCGGGAGGAAGTTTGCCAAGGTACGCCCTGGCTCCCGTGATGCGATCTTGAAGGGTCATTTGACTTGAGTGTAGGACACCTTGAAGCCGTTGGGTGCAAGGCTGACGATGTTATACTCAACCCACTCTGTCGCCGTATCCCAATCCCATTTGTGCATCTTCATGCACACCGTAATGAGAAGGTAATAGTTGTAGGTGATGCAACCGTCCTTGCTTGTGCGGACGATGGCTTTCTTGAAGTCCTTGTGAGGCTCCAGTTTAATATGTTGTTTCATGGTGGGTGGAGTTCTGACTTTGCCACTCCCCACCCCCGTGTCAACCGTAGAAGTTCAACTTCATCAACCGACCTTTAGCCAACTGTCGCAGGCGAACCATCTTCACCAATTTTTTCTTCACGGCTTCCTTGATGATGATCTCCGTGTTCGTCCGACCCATCTTCCAAAGTTTGGCGTACTGGGCAACGCTCATGTAGCCCTCGGGTACGACATCGACCGCCCCCTTGCGTTGACGATAGACTTCCTCAAGTAACCTCTGTGCCTTTACAGCGGGATTTTCCATTGGTCGGTGCCATCGTGGATGTGAAGGGTAGGGTACAGCGAGTTGTCCGTGTATTCCCCATAGACGAAGCCCTGTGACCACCCCAGCGTGCTACGGCGGGTGTTGGCGTACTCAAGCGACCCCTTGCGGGTCAGCGTGCCCACGGAGATGCCCTGGGCGGCGTTGTAGGTGCGACCCATCTGGATGCTGGCCTTATGGGTATGGGCAAAGATGACATTCCCGTACATCTCCGCCATGTCACGGGCCGAGTTCTCATTGTAAATTGTTCCGTGGGTAAACTTGTAATTGGCCAACTGATAGACTTGCCACACCCCAGAATACGGGATGAGTTGGGCGTGCAATTTTAAGCAGGCCACCTCAATGGCTTCGATGCTTGTCTGTGCCGCCATCGCCCGCAGTTGATTGTTGCTGTGGCGATCACGCCAAAGACGGGCTTCGTGATTACCAGCCAGAACAACGGTGCAACGCAAGCGGTTCAAGAAATCAATGCCCCCCATTAGGTCGGGCTTGATAGGGTCGCCTTCGCCACCAGCACTTCCCATGAACGGGGACATATCGGTGAAGTCACCCAGGTGTATCATCTCATGGGGCTTAAAGGACTCACGGAACTTGACGACAGCCTCGACCGCCAGCGGGTCAGCGTAGATGCCGTGGGAACACCCAACGGCCATGAACCTTCGATAACCTTTGGTAATGTTAGCCACGGAGTTTAGACACAACTTTGAATTGGTAGTTTGGGATGCTTGTGCCCTTGCGTGGTGCCACCTCGTCAACAGCCAAAAGGATGTCAATGGCCTCCTTTGGCGAGAAGGTGGCGTGGGTATTCCTACCGACCGCTTGGCCGAGAATACGCCGCAACAGGCTCAACCCGTTGGTGTACCGCTTGCCCCTAACTCTTTCGGGCTTTTGGTACCACGGTAGGGGGGAGGTTGGTGGGATAGAATCGGGTGAACTTTTTTGCATGGAGTTGCCAGTAATGGATGGGTTTGTTTTTGATGTGTGGGTAAACTTCAGAAAGCCATTTCCAGAGACGATGATCCCAGCAGAACCAGTTGCCGCCTTCCATGTGGTCGGCCACGAACTCTGGGTTCTCGACCTTGCCGTTCTCATAGACGGCAAACAGGGCGTGCTTGGGTACCTTATCTCGGTAGGCTTGTAGTGCAAGTGGCGGTTGGTTCATTTCTTTTCGTAATAACCAATTTGTCCAAAGAACTCGTCACGCATACGGCGGGATTCTATAATGTCGGTGGACATCCTGCGGTGCTTGCGGACGCCTTTCTCTTTCCACATAAGGTACCAATATAATGAGGTTTTCATTAAATTACGATTCGGGTTGTTATGAATCTTATTGTAGTAGCCAGCGTCCTCAATGGGTGGTTCGCCAAAGCCGACATTCATAAGGGACACCAATCGGTTGACGGGCAGGCCGAGCGACCTGGCACGATCATCAAGGCTTTGGCAATACTCGGCGGTGGCCAGGTTGCCGTGAATAGGGTATTGAGTGGACATGGTTAAGGTTGTTTAGGGGAATCGACACCTTTGTTCTGATATGTCGATTTAAGTTTGTCGAGTTCTTTACGAAGTTCAAGGTTCTCGTCAGTCAGACGCTCAATTCGGTAACGGTTTTGAACGGAATTATAGCGGTACCTGGCAATAATTTCAGCCAATTCTTCGGGGGTTAGGTCGGTCATTTTAATTTTAGTCCAAGATTAAAGTCATGGTTAATGCAATAAACAGTACGATACCTAAACCCGTAAGTCTTGGTAATCTCACGGACTGTCATGCCTTTCTCTGCGGCCTCAAGAACAGCGTGCTTAATGTCGCCATAAGGTCGCTTAAGGACTACATACTCAAACTTGAGTCCAAGCCTGTACGCACAGTTATGGACGGCTGGTCGGGAGAGTCCATGTTTCTCTGCGATCTGCTTCTTGGTAAGACCTTGCTTGTAGCCCTGGATGACCACCTCTCGAGTCTTGCCGTACCCAAGCGTATTTGAACCTGTATTCCTCACGACTGCTTGCCCTCCTTGGCGGCGTTCCAGTCCTTTGCAATAGTCGCATAGGGTGGATATGGCATATTAGCAGAGGCACATTTAAGCATCAAATCCCCTGCCCGTTTAAGGCTTTCGACCTCGGCCTTGAGGCGGGCGTTCTCCTCACGCTCGGCTCGCAACAGTCGGGAAGTAGGGTTGGTCATCAGAGACTCCACCTCGGCCTTAAATCGGTCAGCCATAGACTTTAAATCAGTCACCTCGGCCTTGAGGTGGGTATTCTCCACCGCCAGCGTCCAGACAACACCATCGGATTTCTCAAGGTCGGCTTGGGAGTTCACCCACAGTTGATAATGGCGATCTGATTCCTCCCGCACCAACTTGTTTTCGGATTGGAGCCGTTCGTATTCCTCTGACGGCACAGCCGTTACAAATGATGACGCACGAAGCCTCTCCAACTCGGCTTGTGCCTCGTCCAGTCTAAATCGTAATACTCCGATTCGGCTCATAGCCGCATCCATTTCTTGGTCGTGGTTACTCATGGTGTTATTTAAGTTTATATGCCACATTGGGGCGGTTTGTAAAGGTGTTTTTTCCAGCCATACGCCAGTCGGCACCAATGGCCTGGCTTGCCTGCGTCACCGTCAACTTCAAGGCGTTGCCAATACCGAACTGACGCAACTTGCGGACTTGCTTTACCGTGGCCAAGCCCAGACGCTCCCGAGCCTGCAAGCGACCGATCATCCATGAAGCCTGCGAGGTGGTCACGCCCTTGGCGTAAACTTTGTGGCGGTTGAGTTCAGCCTCTTGGCCAGAAGTCATTAAAGCCTCGTCCTTACCCGTAGGAGGCAGGATGAACCCGAAACAGGCACAAGCCACGGACAGGTCGATGAAACCCATCTCACGGGCGTCCTTGGCCTGCTGGCGGCGTTCCTCCTTGGCGATGCGTTCAATCATACGCTGTTCAGCCGACTTGTCCTGCATTTCGGCCTCGGCCATCGGGTCGTGCCCACCCTCAACCAAGCGACCCTTGGCTCCTGGGAACACCGTAAAGGCGTCCGAAGGCTGGAAGGAGTTTTCCCCCGAAATCCACATGGGGTCAAGGATAAGGCAGTCCGTCTTGCCTTCCGCCGTCCGCAGGCCACGCCCAATCATCTGCACCCACAAGGCCCGAGACTGCGTAGGACGCAACAGCACCACGCAATCGGTTTCGGGGGCATCGAAGCCTTCCGTGAATAGGTTGACATTACAAAGCACTTTCGTCTCGCCCGTCTTGTAGGAGTTGATGGCATACGACCGCATATAGTCGTGGGTCGTGCCGTCCACATGGGACGCAGGGCATCCACGCTTGTTCAGCAAAGATACCAGACGCTCGGAGGTTTCCACATCGGGAAGGAAGGCGATGGCCTTCTTGCGATCCCAACGCTTCATCTCGTCCACGATGCTGTCAGCAATCGCTTCCAGAGGATGGTCGTAGCCTTTAAGCAGGATGTTGGACAGTTCCACGGGCATCTTGTAGGCCAACGGACGGACGAGGTGCCCTTGCTCAATAAGCGTACGGATGGCGATTTCGTAAGCCTGGACGAACCCGACTTCCTCAATCTTCTGTCTGTCCATGCGGTCTGGCGTAGCCGTCACCGCCAACTTTGGCCCCGTGAACACGCTGGAAAAGTTAGCCCAAGACGATGCCACCGCATGGTGGGCTTCATCGAACACCACCAAGGCGTCACGCTTGTCGGCGTCCGAGATGTCAGCAAAGTCACGCTGGAACACCGACAGCACTTTACCACGCACGCCGAACTTACCCATCGTGCCTTCCGCCTGCTCCAGCAGTTCGTTGCGGTGGGCCACAAAAAAACAAGCCTTGGTCGGGTTGTCCAACTGCCAGCGTCTCATAATCTCGGAAGCGATGACAGTCTTGCCAGCACCAGTTGGTGCGATCACCAGCGGGTTGATGCCTTTCGCCAAGTGCGAACAGGCGGAGGTGACAGCGGCTTCTTGGTAGTCTCGGAGTTTCATATGTGGTGGTATTAAAGAACCTACACCCACAACCATCCCACGCAAGCACAAAAAAGGGGGGCACTTGCCCCCCCGTAACAACGATATAGAAAAGCCTTTAAAACGCTCCTGGGCCGTTCGGGAGGCGGCGGAAGAAGGAAGCCTCATACAACTTCTTCTTCTGGCCGTCCTTTTCGTACTCACGCTCGGTCACGACCACGGTAAGGTGGCGACCCTTGGAACGGGTAGAAATACGCTCAAGGAACGCTTCGTCCACGCTGATCTCCCCAGCCTCCACATATTCCTTAATCTCGTCATCGGTGGCCGTAGCCGCCATGAAAGACTCAAGGCCAATGTGGTTGCCGTTGCGGTCGGGCTTGGCGTAGATGACGCCGCTGGTCGCTTCGCCACCTTCCGTCACGAAGGTGAACTTGGCGTAGTAGTCGGCGTTTTTAGTGTATTTGGCCTCAAAGCCACGGACGGTGACTTCGTAGGTGCCAGCCTTGGAAATCCAGTTCGTGGACTCTGCGGCTTTTGGGTTGAATGACTTGATGCTCATGGTGTTTTGTTTGGGGGAAAATTAGGACTCCTCGTTAAAGAACGCCCACTTTGGCAGGCTGATCGTTTTGGGTTCCTTGGAGTACCCTGGCCAGTTGTTATAGAGGGAACACT